AGTCCTAATATCTCCTCATCCACCTCAACCTCAATAATTCTATTTTCAATTCTTCTAAATGCGTTTGTATCGTCTTGGTAGTTGTTGTAAAAAAATTCAAACTTTCTTGTGTGATGGATTATAGATGCGTGATGTAAATTAGTAACCTCTCCTATCTCACTAAGAGTTAAACCAAACATCTCTCTTAGTATATAGATATACATTCTTTTAGCAAATATAATGTTTTTCTTTCTGCTTCCCAAAAACATTCTTTCTTTATCTACTTTGTAAATGTCTGCTAATTCTTCTGTAATTATATTGTGATAATAATCGCTAAATTTTAATCTTCTTCTTCTCATTTTTTATAATTTTATTTTAAGTCGTACACTATTGTATCAACTATATCCTGTGTCTTTAGTCCAATAAAGTCTGCTAAAGTTTTAGCATGAATAAATCTAAGTGATGGCGGATTCTCTATAAACTTCCTGCTTGTTGCGTAATTAACTCCAAGTATTTTACAGAGTTTCAAATTAGATATACCATATATTCTAAGTAAAGCCTCAAACTCATTTCTTGATTCTCTGATCTGTACTAAAGTATATTTATTGGTCATTTTTAATTATTTTTATATATTTTTTATATTCTCTTGCTCGTTCTTTTTTAATAATCATTTCATATTTTTCTGTTTTTTTTAATATTTTGTTTCTGTTGTTGTTGTGATATTTCTCAAACTCATTTATTTTTTTTTCATAAATAGCATATTCATCATTAGGCGTTTCAACTTTTCCACTATACTTAAAGTAATTATCAAACTCAATAAAATTTTCTTTATGTAATCTTTTCAAGTCTTGCTGTTTTTTAAATTCTAAGATGAGGTTGTTATGTATTTCTCTACTTTCCATTTTTCAATTTTAAACTTAGTTTTACCTGCAAAATAAAAATCTACTAATTCATCTTTTTTTAAAATTTGAATAACGCCATCTTCATTAGCCTCTCCTAAAATTTTATCCTTATTCCATATCAAATAAGAGTGAGGGTTTTTAAAGTGATTATGAATCTCTATGACCAAATACTCCGTCTTTGAACATTTTTTCCCATTGTTTTCTTGGGTCTGTTTCATACTTGTTTTCATTTATTAAAGTTATTATCTCTTCTGCTTCTAGTTCTGTTAGATCATTTATCCTTGCTAGAATATCTTCTTTCATTTGTGAAGTTAATGTTGTGTATAGGATGTTGGACTCAATGATAAGCCATTGGGTATTAGTAATACCACTAGGCTCACCATCAAGCAAATTATCTAACCAATCTTCATTCACTAATCAACAATCTCATCTTGACCAAACACCCCTTGCTCATAGAATCCAGCAATCTTTAATACAACTCTTGACATTGCTCTCTTTTCAGCCATAGCAACTGGAAACTTCTTACCGCCTCCCATTAAGTTAGCATCAGAAGCCTCACCAAAACTCATAGCGTTCTTAACTTCGTTGCCAACCTTCATTGTCGCTGCTGCTCTTAATACACATACAGACTTCTCAACATCCATAGTAATTACTTCGTAAGCAACTGTAATATTGTTTCTTGATACAATCTTGTCTATACCAGTTCTTGTTATAATTACAAAGCCTCGCTTGTCTTTGTATATATCTTCTTCTGTCAAGCCATTCTCTTTGTAAAGCCTTCTTAGTGCTTCTTTCCTTGTTTCTACAACAGGTTCAGGTTGTTTTCTTAGTTTTTCCTGCATTGTTTTTTTTGCCATTTTGTTATTATTTATTTGATTATTATTTATTTGTTGCTCGTACATCTCTTTTACTTCTTGTCTACTTTCTTCTTTTTCTATTAATTCATCAATAGTATCTTCCGTTGTTAGGCGGTACTCCTGACACCTTTTCATACGTGCTGTGTTTTCTATCATTTTACTCATTTTGTTCTTTGTTTATTATTTCTAAAATTGTTTTTAGTTTTTTTCTTGATTCAATAAGTTGAAGTTTTAAATTCATATTATTTTCTCTAACTCTTTTATTTTCTTTTTTAAAATATTCAAGTTCTTCACTCTTGTCTAAGGGAGTGTTAATGACGTTTTTTGGCATTGCTGTTTCTGTTTTTTCCATTTTATATAGTTTTAGTTAGTAAAAAAGGAAGTGAAAGAGGAATTGTAATTACACACAAGTATAACCGCTGAGTTATTAATTAAATTACTAACCTCTCTCACAACCTATATTATTGATTGATTTCTAATTTGTCTTGCTGAATAATGTATATTATCATAAGTATTATGATTATAGGTGCTGCTATTAGTGTTTCCATTGTGTATAGTTTAAGTTATTAATTGAGGCAAAGATATAAAATTGGAATTAACCTCCAAACTTTTTTAACAATTTTTTGAAAAATGTTTACCTACTAGATATAAAATGTATGAAAATTGTGTGATATTTTAGAAATAATGCACTAAACGAGCCACTTGACCGCTTGTTTTTTCATGCAAAAATCCTTCAACTGCTTTGGGAACTCCTGTATATCCCTTTCTTGAATGCCAACTATCAGTTCCTGATGGACTACGCATATACTCTACAGTAACTCCTATAAAGTCTTTTGCATCTCTCCATTTGTGTTTTACTTTGTGATGTAAGTGATGTAGATACCAATATCTATATTTGGTTTCACTCCACATCTCTGGCTTTTCTTGAGCCATCAATAAAGGTAAGTTATCCATTTTAGCACCATCTCCATGCTCTAATCCAATTAGATTCTTACCATACTTATAATACTTTCTATGTGCAACCCCTATATCAAAAAAGATTTCCCTATCATTCCTAAACCAACTCTTTAATGCGTGTGCTAAGTGGAATCCACTTTGGTAATCGTGATTACTCATACAATGAATTACATCTACAGGTGCTATTTCCCTTAAAATCTCTACACACTTAACATATAGTGCTAATGCAACTTCAAAATGCTCCCACCATTTACCATCAACATCTTGCCTTGTACCTGCTGTAGTTTGATTATATACATTGTCAATATGCAAAACATCATTTCCTATGCAAAATAACACTTTCTCTACATCAAACCCCTCTGCCTTACATACAAGTCCTTCTAAGCCTTCTAAAACACGCATACAGGCAGTTTCAACGTCGTAACCATCACCAGTTTCAAGCCCATTAGAATATTTACCTATATGTATGTCTGCAGGATTTATTATTAATAAATGACTGTTATCTTTTTTTTCTCTTTTTACTGAAGGGTAATAAGGGGAGTGATTCTCTATAAAATCACTAACCTTTTGCAGCATATCTTCTTCATTAGCATTTACATCCTCTTTAGTTACAATACTAAATCTAAATTCACCACTTGCAGACTGCCAATGTTTTACGCTTACAACATCATTCTTGTCTATACCTCTTTCATTAAGATGTATGTCTAATGCTGTGTTGCCATTAATGTTTGTTGTGTTTTCTGCTCTGTTTTCATAGATCATCTCAACTTCTTCTTCTGAGAGTCTAAGCCTCTTACCATACTTTTTCATAGTCTTATGTGTTGGTTTCTATGCAATTATACAAAAAAAAAGACCTGTAAATATCAAAAGTGAGATGTTTTTTAACATCCCACTCTTGAAAACTATAAACTCATGAAAACAAAGATAGGCACAACCCTACCTTGTAATTTGCAAATATAATTATTTTTTACAATTCTCAGTACAATTTTCAGTACAATTACAATTACATTTGTTTTGCTCAAATACTGAAAAACATAATGGTAAAACTCCTAATGCTGTTAATATTAAAGCATTTGTATCAATACCATTATTTTCAATATAAACACTAGCAGCAACAACTATTACCCCACTAATCGTTCTTTTACTACTCCACTTCCCTTTAGAGTCTGTAAATAGTTCTTTTACTGCCTTCAATAATTCTGTTATTGGTTTTACGCTACTACTTAGCAACGCATCCCCTATCCATTTCTTCAACATTACTTCTTAATATCTGCTATTCCTTGACCTAATATAAGCGTCAAAATTGCGTAATAAACTTTCTCAATCTCAGCCTCAGTAAGACCTAATTTAACTGCTGCAACAGGAACAAATATAGCCCCAATTGTGTACCAGAACTTTTTTGAATCAAAAATCTTTTTTAACATTTCCATAATATATTTATTTTAATTATTAATTAATACAACCAAATCACAGGATTTGATTTTTCGTTATCTATATCCACATGAATAAAAGATTTGGCTATTCCAAACCTTCTAAACCCTACATATCCTAAAGCATCCATAATAATTGCTCTAGTTTTGCTATCAGTACATTTAATATCTACCGCTAATCCTTTTATATGTGATGATGTTGGATTTTTCTTGCTTTCTGGGTGATTCTCACACCTGTACCCACTAGATATTACAAAAGGCAATTTGGCAAATTCTCTAGCCTCGTCTAAAGAGTACAATAAGTCATCACTAATAACAGTTTCACCGCATCCACACTTGCAAGTGAACTCACTTTTTTTGAAATATTTTAGATTCACTTTATCTTTATTTTTTAAGATTTTTAATAATCTCATCAAAATATTCACCAAATTCATCTTTTATATCTTCTTCTTCTGGGGTATATTCTTCTGTTTGCTCTACATCATAAGTAAACAGAATTAACATTTCTGTATCACCTTCTTCTACTTTTACTTCTAATTCACCATCATGATGTAATGTTTCCATCATTTCTTGTGTAAAATGAAAATGATGATCGTGTTCTTCATCAGAATAATATTTTCTCTTTTTAGCCATATTGTTTTTATCTATTTCTTCTAATTTTTTTATTGCCCAATTTATACCTGCATCACCTCCCCAGCAATCCCAAGCAATACCACCACATCCTTCATCATAGGGAACGTCTTTATGTTGCTGATGTCTTTTAAAAGAAGCCATCCTAGCAATCGTATCTCTACTTAAACTTTCTCTGTTTTTGAGTTGATTGGCTCTTGCAAATCCTACAGGAGTTAAGCAGTCATTAGGATTGTCATTTTCTTCTAACCATTTTAATGCCCTCTTAGCGTTATTGGTTGCTGCTTGAGGATAGTCATTG